AGGTGCGCAGTAGCATCCTCTCACAGGAGCGTTTAGTACAATAAACAACTCCGGAGTATACCTTGTTTAGTGATTTATTGAACCCCGATCACAACATAAGCGCGTTTTATGGTCGAGGGCATTTTGTGCCCCGTGTTATACAAATGTAGCGATATGGCTGCTAACCACTTGAATTTACAGATTACTACTGTGCTACTACCATGCTTTGGGGCAGTGATGGGGCAAAGCGTGAAAGCGCCTGGTTGAGAAGGGAAACCTGTTCGGCACTCTTCTCTGACATCCACTTTCCATACACCTTGTAAACCATCTGTGCATCGGTATGTCCCATTTGAGTTGCTATAAAGTTTGGGTTTGCCCCAGCTGATAATGACCAGCACGCATAAGTATGTCGCGACTGGTAGGCGTTGCGGTACCGTATTCCGGCGCGCTTGATTATCGGGGCCCAAATTTTATTAATCGAATTAACCGCGTAGTGATATCCTCTACGAGGCCCATGCTTGACGCATTGAGGACTGAAAACGAAAGTGCAGGGGTGTATGACTGACTGGCCATATTCCCGCAATTTCACTTCAATCTCATATTGCCGGCCAAGGCGCGTCAGCTGGGCCTGATTCCTCAGGGCATCAATAGCTGGTTGAATGAGATAAATCACCCTGTCAGTGCCTGCGTCGGTTTTTGGCAGGGTGAACTCATTCGTCTGGGTAAGGTTGCGTTTCACTGTGATCGTTCCGGCATGCAGATCGATATCTTCCCACGCCAGACCGCACAACTCCCCATGCCTCATTCCAGTATAGACTGCCAGCGACCAGAGATTTCTCATCTGCTGGTGGCCGCAAGCCTGGATAAACCGGATAAACTCTTCTGTCGTGAGTGGATCTGGTTCACCTTTCGCTTTTTTGAGGCGGTTAATTCCGCTAAACGGGTTTTCCTTCGCATAACCGTTATCCGCTCCGAACTGGAAGATCTCGGCCATCAGCATCATGTAATTATTCACGGTCGAAGACTTCCTGCCTTTAACCTGTGTCCGGTGATCCTTCTTCATTACATGAAAACCCGTCAGCAACTCCTTTCTCACGTACAGCAAATCCTCAGTGGTCACCGCAGAAACCATTTTGTTTTCGCCGATGCGCGGAAGCATGTTTTTTATGATGGATTCGTACCGACTCATAGTGTTAGAGCTGATTTCCATCCTCTTCAGCTCAGACCACTTTTCGGTAAGCTCCAGCACAGTAATTTCCTTTCTATCCTGACCGAACCGGGCAAGGTTCGGTGAGTTTGGGAATTTTTCCGCATAGTCAAAATTTCCCATCCTTATCGCAAAACAAACTGAAGAACGAAGCTCGCCGGCTATCCTGCGATTTTTGGCAGTATCAGGGACACCGAGGTTTTCCCTGACACGCTTGCCTTTATATACAAACCAGATGCGGAGTGAACCGCCGTGGTTTTCGACGCCTGTCGGGTATGATGCATTAGCCATTAATCCCTCCTGACGTCCAGGAGCGTTGACGAGTGTACTGCTTTTCATGCTGTCTTCGCACCTGGTTGATTTTTTTTCTGAGCCTCGATCCACTGATCAACTGCTTTTCTGTTGTACATGCATTCGCTCGAAGGCTTTGGATTGCCATCTGGTGAAATGTGCAGGTACTCGCGACCAAGCATCCAGGATTCTTTTCTGGCTCGGGTGATGGTTCCGGGCTTAAGCCCGGTAACCGCAATCAGAACCTTTTCGCTAACCCAGTCATTCGGCACCAGAAGAATAATTTCAGCACTGGTTTGCATGGTTCTCCTCCACTTTTTCTTTAGCCAGGCGAACGCACCGCGCGAAAGAAGAGGGCGTTACAATTTCGCGAAGAGCCTGAACCAGAAAATCATTGTGCTGCTGGTGCAGCTGCAGGTTGCGTTCCTTCTCCTCATGGCGCAGGACAGCCAGACGAGCTGTGATGATGCGTCGCTTACCTTTGATCACCCGTAGCGCGTTTTCAGCCTTTTTCCGCCATGCGCTCCAGTCACTGCAGCTGTTCGATCTCGCCAGTTGCTCTTCAATGCTGAGCTGCGCTTCTTCTGCGTTAACAAGCTGCTGCAGGCAATCGCTGATAGTGTTCAGGTTGTTTGTCTCCACGAAGAATTTGTGCATTCTTAACCCTCCCACCCAATCGCCTGGAACAGGCCCATTTTAGGGTGATACCAGCGGGTGCCGCGCGGTTCAGCTTCTGACATCATCTGGCGAAACGCGGCCATAAACGGCTCCAGTTCGACGATAGCCCTACGTGACAAAAGCCCGTCTGGAGTCATAAATTCGTGCGTGTCTGTAGGGATGCGGTAGGCATTGACCAAATTTCGGCACTTGGCGTCACTCATTCCGCTTTTGGCTACCACCTGGCGGTAACCGACATATCCGGCGCGCATGGTCCCGCGTTTGATGTTCTCCACAGCTTCTGTGACTGTTTCGATCTGCTCTTCAACATGATTCAGGCGCTTCTGCTGGCGAACGGCATCGGCGGCCATTGCGGCGATCATCTCGATTTCCGTCAGCGGTGCGCGAGTGCGAAAATAGCTGTTAACCAGCTCACGCTGAACCTGCCAGGCCAGATCGTCCGTGAGTGACTTCGCCACCATCAGATATCCAGATTCGAAAAGCACAATTCCAGAGGGCGCAAACTTAGAAAACACACCTTCCGGAAGGTCCCGGCGTATAGCGTCGGAACCTAATTCAACGTAATCTACCCCCTCGACAAAGTAGTTCCTGTTTTCACGAAAATTACGTCCTGCTGTTCCATCTGGTCGTTGGTGAGCTTCGTCAATCATTGCGAATGTCACAACGCGCTGACCGCGATATTCGACTGCCGGCAGCTGTTTGTTATTGATCGTTACTGTGTTCATTTTCGTCCTCCTCAGTGCATAACCGGCTTGTCAGGCATACCTTCTTTCTGAATCTGTTCAATGAAGCTGTCATGAAGGAGATTAAAACCTTCCCGGCCCATTTTTGAGAGTTGAAGCCCGTTCTCAGCGTCCGTATCTAACATGTCTCGGTACATGCGCAGCGCCATCTGCTGGCCGAGTTCCTGACCGTATTTCTCAATGGCTAACCCTTCCACATGGCTTGCGAGTGCGAACCGCTCTGGCGCAGGATAAACACTGATTGAACCGTGCTGTCCGGAGTAGATAACTGCGGTGTCAAACCCTCCAGAATCGTTGGCAACCTCAACTGTGCCGTTCTTTGCCTGCTCCTCGGTAATGAAGACCGCAACAAGCATCCAACGCCAAATGATGATTTCTTTCTCGATGCCAGGGGTAAACCAGCCGCTTTCAATCCCTTCCATAATGCAAGCCATCAGTTCAAGCCCGTCCGGAATTCGTTTGTCATAATTACCGTTGTCGAGCTGGCGAACCGCAACTGAATAACCAATGACTCGGCTACCAAAACGGATGCCGGATAAGGTCGGCTCTGGGGTAAAATTTGAATCAACCATCAATGGACTCCTTCTGGTTTGATGGCTTGCAATGCATCTACCTCTTTGACGTAGCGCTCGTGCATCGCGTCCCATTTTTCACACCATTTTTCCATTTCTCGCTTGCGCGCCAGGATACGACGCAGACGGCGAACACAACGCTGGTGGGCGGCCAGATACTCAGCCTTTGTTTCCCCGTCTCGCCATACCTCCATATCATCGCGATCAATACGCACCCGCGGGTGACGCTGGGGAAAACCTGAACGCTCAAAAGCCTCGGTGGTCATGAAGAAATCCAGATAGCGGATCGCCGTATCTCGCGTGAAGCATTTTTTGATACGACCGTGACGTACTGCTACGAACAGTGGGCCAACTGGCGTATCGTGTTTCTGTAATGCCAGGTCAATCATGCTTACGGTGCGTTTATCTTTCATTTCCGGTCCTTAACTTTGCTGTATCGTTCGTGACTCATTACTTCCCAGTTCTTGCCGCCATCGCGGGAGAGTAGCCGCCAGCGATGGTTAACTTTGAGGCTCAAATTCCCGGAGCCGTGCATTCGGCAGGGGTGAATGCGCCTTGCCCTGAACTGGCTTAAAACGTGTACCGCTTTGAGGTGAACCCACTCAGGAATTCGTATCGCTGTAAGTGCCATCAGATCCCCCCATTTCATGACCCTCCGTTTTCGGAGCCTCCACTTTTTGTTTTTTGACGAACTCGACCAGCTCAGAAATGAGCTCGTCGATTAACTCCTTCCCGCTATCCGTAAGGAATTCACCGCTGCCATTAACATCAACAGCGCTGCTGTAAATTCCCTTGATAGCTTTTACGCCTTCGACATTCCCGTACTCACTGATCGCAAGCCTTTCGAATTTTCTCAATAATCCATCGAGAAGAATCTCTGTTAACTCGACCGTGTTAATGCCGCCTTTATTGAGCTTAATAACAAGGCAGTTACTGCCTGTTTTACGCTGGTGGCGTAATAACGCTGCTTTTAAAATTCGGCGGCGATATGTCTCGATTAATTTATCCATTGCGGCGCGCCTCCTCCTCTAAGCTCATAACAATCTCCTCTTCTTTTTCGGTCCAATCATGAATTTCGCCAGCAATGTCATAAACAAGAGAGCAAATAGTTTTAAGTTGGAAATGGTCCAGTTTGTCGTGATATTCAAATAATGTTTGCGATAAACCAGCCAGTTGCTCGGCTTTGATATTCACAACCTGAATGTCTTGCCTTTTTAATAAGCTCATAATTACCGTCCATATGCTTTTTTGAGATAAAGACGAGCGATTACCTCGTAACCGCAAGCCGCATAAAGGCATGCTGTTCTATATGCCGATTTATCAATGATGAAAGTCATACGAAGCGCCTCACAGCCAAAGAAGCCACCACCCGACCGTAAATTTTGATTTCTTTCTGTTCATCGGTATTAAGGATGAAAGTTTCGTAATGATGGTTATCAGAGATGATTTTTAATGAGCCATCAGCTAATGGCTCAATTCTCTTAATGAAAAGGCAAGGGCGACCAAAAGCATCCATTGTGTAAACATAAATGCCAGAGGTAAGCGCACGTCCACCGCAATCAACGAAAGCCACAACCTCACATGGTTCGATGGTCGGCTGCATTGAATCACCTTCCATCCGGCAGCTTTGTACGCGGTTGCCAAAGTCATTGATGTTGTCAGATCCGAACAGCATTTGAGGCGTTTTAACTGGCTGATTAACTGCGACGGAATTTTGCATTTTCATTTCCTAAGGGTGAGTTTGTCCCCACCAAGAAAGGTGTTAATTAAATAATGTTAATTAATTTTAAATTTTGTCGGCTTGCTTGCAGATGGTTTCTTGCAAGTCGTCTAATTTTTCATAAACGATAGTTAGTGTACCGATAGCCGACAATTCCGGAGGCATGCAATCCATAGCGTTAGATAAAGCCATTCTGCAATTGCCAATATCAGCAGACCATGAGTTAAGTTGATTGGACGTTATAATACTTGTTGGTTCTGTAAATTCACCGCACTGCTCGTTTCCTGAAATGAGCCACAGAACATCAGAATGAAGAATGTTAGCCAATTGGATTAACTGGTCAGCAAACGGAACAGTTTTTTCCGTTTCCCCGTTGTTAATGGTTTCGGTTGTTAAACCAAGATGATCAGCCAAAAAATCCTGAGAGAGTCGAAGCGAAGATCTTTGATTTAATATTCTTTTGCCGATGGTTTTGGCTACGGTGATTTGAGTATTCATTTCATTGGTTCCATTGTTTGCCGATGAATGAACTTTATCTCAAAGATAAATTTTGGTAAATATCTTTTTGATAAATTATGATAAATTAATAGTTATGCCTTTGATATATATGGTAAATTATTTTGTGCAGGGCATAAAAAAACCAGCCGAAGCTGGTTTTTTATATGTATGAGTCTCAACCCAAACGGTTGTATGACATTTGCCATCTACCGACAACTAAGCCCTGAATGTGAAACTCGCTTTGATCAGTTTCAGATACAAACCATTTTTCGTAAGTTGAATTATCGCTGATGACTACCAGCTTGTCCTTAAGCAGCTGTAAGCGTTTGATATGAAAGTTGTCACCATAAACGAACGCATAAATCCCATCACCTATCAACCGGTTTACCGTAACGTCTATAACGACAAGATCCCCAGGGAAAATAGTCCCGAGCATGCTATCTCCGACAACCGTGCAGATTTTCAGGGAGGTAGGGCTACGCCCACCAAACATCCTTTTAGCTTCCTCTGGATCAAGTTCAATCGATTTAACTATTTCAGGATAGTCCATGTTCATCCTGCCACTTCCGCAACTGAACTCAGTGTCCATCACCTCAATTCGGTATTGTTGCTGATTTTTTGTCAGTGGATTTATGAAAAAGTTAGGCTTGGTACCAGATGCATCAACATCTGCTCTCTTTGAATCCATCCAGCCATGGGGCAGGCCCATACTTGACTCAATTCTCCTAGCTATTATGTCGCCAATGTTACGAGAGGCGTTAGAGCCAGATAACTGACTCAGTTGAGAAGGGGGTATACCAATTTTTTCAGCAATTTGTGCCTTGGTATAACCTTCCACGATGTACTCACCAATCAACCTGTTTAGGTTCTGGCGTCGAATGTTTTTTATGTCCATGACCAAATACTCCCACTTTTTAGCAATATGATAAATACCCAATTTGATAAATTTATCTTGCCTCATAGTTATCGTAAAGATAAACTTTACCAAAATGATAAATTGAGGTGTGGGTATGGAAAACGAACTTCTTTCCTGGCGTCGTGCTTCCACTAAAGAAGAGTGGCACGCTTTGGCAGTTAAGAGCGGTACATCAACAGGATATTTGAATCTTATTGCCTACGGATACAGAAATGCGTCACCAAAACTTGCAACTTCTATTGAAGCAGCAAGTAGAACTTTTGTGGGTAAAAAAACCCTCAAGCGAGAAATGCTTTTTTTCCACATCCGGGCAATGAGGTGTGACATGTCACTGCATGCTGGAGGAATCATGAATCACTCTGACTTCGTACGTAAATATTCATTCGATAACCCACTTCAGCGGTTGGTCATGCTTCGCATTTTAATGGGCGGATCTATGGATGGAGAAGGGGAGCGAGTAATCGATCATCAGGTACTGTACGAATTCTGTTGCTGCTCAAAGCAGGCAATGTTTAAGGAGATCAAAGCCCTTGAACGAGCAGGCTTCCTGAAAGTGAGAAAAATTGGTGCTCTCTATACCGGGCTTGCAGTTCGTCTTGAGCCAGCTCGCGGCTACACAATCACGCCAGTTCAGGAGTTTGTATGAGTAGCAAAATTCTCGGTAACGTCTGGGACGCGTGCGCAGCGCATGACATTAAGGGAGCCAAACTTGTGATTATGGCACGCCTCGCTGACTACTCGAATGATGATGGTGTCTGCTATCCGAGTGTTGAAACTATTTGCCGCCAGCTGGGGCTCGGGGAAAGCACGGTCAGGACCGCCATTGCAGAACTGGAGTCTTCCGGTTGGCTGCGTCGTGAATCACGCCGTAAAGGTAATCGCAACACGTCCAATCTTTATCATTTGAATGCCGAGCGTCTCGAGGCTCTGGCACGCATTGAGAAGGATAAAGTGGCAGCGCTGAAACAGCAGCGCAGGACTAACGGTTTTCACCCGTCAGATTCTGACCCTTCAAAATCTGAACCGTCAGATTCTGTATGTTCAAACGGTTTTCACCCGTCAGATTCTGATAAAAATGGCATTTTCACCCGTCAGAATCTGACCCCAGATCCACAAGTAAATTCAAAACATGATCCACAAGTAAATTCAAAACAAGAATCACAAGATATTGGCGTGTGTAGCAAAGCCTATTCTGAAAATCGCTCTTCCAAAGAGAACTATTCCAACGACTTCGAGCAGGCCTGGCAGGCATACCCTAAACGTGCTGGCGGTAATTCTAAAGCCGCTGCCTGGAAAGCCTGGAAAGCTCGAATCAAAGACGGTGTTAACACTGAGGCAATGCTGGCTGGTGTAAACCGTTATGCAGGTTATGTCCGTGCTACAGGTAGCGCCGGAACGCAGTACGTGAAACAGGCGGCGACGTTCTTTGGTCCCGATCGGCATTTCGAAGAGTCATGGCAGGCGCCATCTGGTGCGGTAAGCGGTAGACCTGGTGGACTGCCGGTTTCGGGGTTTAGTGAACAAGACTATGGCCAATCAGACTGCAACTGGTAAGCAGGAGAAATCACAATGTTGAGTATCAAACAACGCGAAGAAAGGGAAGCTCTGGTAGCAAAGCGCGAAGGGCTTCGTGAAGAGCTGGCGTTTGCTGTGGAACACAAAAAACCGTGGCAGTGGGGAAGCTGGGAGTCAGGGAGCGTCCACGCCGCCGCCTGTGAAAAACATGGTGATTATCAGCGTATTTCCCTCACTGGAAAAGCCTATCGAGGCGTTGAAAATGTTAAGCACTCCCAATGCCCGGAATGTGTAAAAGCGGAACTCGCTGGCATTGAATCCAGTCTGCGTACATTGCGAGTAGCCGACCTTATAGACAATGCTGGGATCGCAAGACGGTTCGAAGCATGTGAATTCGATAACTACCAGGCCATCAATCAGGATGCCGCCAAAAATCTCGCGGCTTGTCAGCGTTATGCCACCAGCTGGCCTGAACGCCTTAAAGCTGGAACTGGGCTAGTTATGACAGGAAATTGTGGTACCGGCAAAAACCACCTGGCAGTGTCTATGGCGAAAAGCATCATCCGCGATCATCTCGCTAAAGTGGAAATCACTGATGTTATGCGGCTAACCCGAGCGGTGAAAAGCACGTGGCGCCACAATGCTGAAATGACGGAGGAAGATGTCATTGAGCGCTTTGCTTCACTGGATCTGTTGATTATCGACGAAGTGGGCGTTCAGTTCGGCAGCCCGACTGAAATGACCATCCTGCAGGAAATTATCAATGCCCGGTACGAAAGCATTTTGCCAACAATCCTGATCAGCAATCTCACATTTGACCAGTTGAAAGAGACTATTGGTGAACGAATCGTGGACCGGGTTACCGATGGTGGCCGCAACCGTCTGGCATTTGGCTGGGGAAGTTTCCGTGCCATCGCGTCAGGAGTTGTAGCATGACTCCTGTCTGGAAAAATGAAGATCTGGAAGGTGCGGTGATCGGCGCAATTTTTCTGCGTGGAGCCGACCCTGAGGTACTGGATATTCTTTCCAGGGTGCCGGCCACCGCTTTCTCGGTACCGCAGTATCGGGAAATATATACTGGGATCTGCCGTCAGGCGCGTGGAGCTGGCGTTATTGACCCTGTACTGCTCTGCGAAAACATGCCAAAGCACAGCGCAATCATTATGGACTCGAGCCGTATCGCATGGGCCAAGTCGGCGCTTGTGTCCTACGTTGCCACGCTGGAGCGTAATGCAGCTGTTCGTGATGCCGAAGCTGTGATTGAAAGGGCGCTGGCTGATCTCCGGAGTGCTCACAATGGTGATGCGGCTTTATCGGCATTCAGGGCTGCACAGAACAGCATTGCCGCAATTTCTCTCGAAGAAAAGACCGTTCAGCCAGTTCACATCGACGACATTCTTCCTGCTGTAGTGGATCGGGTAGATGCACGCAACCGCGGGCTCGAAGAAGCCAGAAGCCTCATGACGGGTATTGAAGAGCTTGATGCAAAGACTGGCGGCATTGAACCAACAGACCTGGTGTTTATCGCAGCGCGTCCGTCGATGGGTAAAACTGAATTTGCGCTGGATATCATCGACAAAGTTTCTGAGCAGGGCCGTGGTGTGCTGTTCTTCAGCATGGAAATGCCAAATATCCAGATCGGAGAGCGAATGGTATCTGCTGCCGGCGGCATGTCAGTTTCGCGCCTGAAAAAGGCTGCTGATTTTGAAGATGAGGACTGGGCCAGACTGACAAACGGTGTAGAGCGCCTGACAGGCCGTAGTATCTGGATGGTTGATTCCACAGATCTGACAGTAGATCAGATTCAACAGATAGCTACCCGCCTACAACTGGCGCATCCGGAAATAGCGCTGGTTGTTGTGGATTACTTGGCACTCATCAAAATCGAAAGCACTGCACGACATGACCTTGCCGTTGGTGAGGTGTCAAAAGGACTCAAGCGTCTGGCTAAATCTAATAAAACGCCGGTGCTTGCCCTGAGTCAGCTTTCTCGTGGCGTTGAGTCGCGGCCCAATAAGCGACCGATGAACTCAGACCTCAAAAACTCTGGTGAGATCGAGGCAGATGCTGATCTGATCATGATGCTTTACCGCGACGAAGTTTATAACCCTGAGTCTCAAGCGAAAGGTATCGCGGAAATTAACGTGACAAAACAGCGCAACGGTGAACTAGGCACGATTTACCGTCGATTCTATAACGGGCACTTCCTGCCAATTGACCAGGAGTTAGCAAAGCAGCGTTCGGCGCCACAGCAGAAAACTCAAACCAGACGATACGCAAAAGATAGGCAATCCAGCAATGCAGACTATTAAAACCATTAAAACAGCGGGGGCAAGCGCATGAAACTGGAAGCATCACTCAAACATTTTAGCCCTCAGGGAATGCACATCAGCGACGACGTGAAAGGAACCTCTCCGGATCGTATCACCGGCACTGATGTTATGGCGGCCATTGGTACCACCAGCAGCCGAGCGCGGTTTGGTCTGGCTGCCTTCTTTGGTAAGACCGGGATCAGCAAAAGCGATGAGCAGCTGGCAGTACAGGCTCTGGCGCGTCATGCAATGGAATCAGCGCCCAGGAATGTACGTAAAGCAGCAGCAGGCGAATTTGGCTGGTGTATGCTGACGCTGGCACAATTCGCCTTTGCTGAATACTCCCGTTCAGCGGAAACCAGCGTGACGTGTCACAGCTGCAGCGGCAGCGGATTAACCTCTCAGTATGAGGATGTGATCAAATATCCTGGAGTCTTCAACTCTGACGGAATGGAAATCGTACCGCCGAAAATCAAGCACGAACTGGTCAAGCGTAAATGCGCGGCGTGTAACGGTAAAGGTGAACTGCTGGCCCGATGCCGTTGCGGCGGCAAAGGTGAGGTGCTCGACCGCAAAGCCACAAGCGAGCGCGGCGCGCCGGTGTTCAAAACCTGCGAGCGCTGCAGCGGAAATGGATTTTCTGGGGTGCCGTCTACTGCAGCCTATAAAGCGATACTGAAGCGAGTCCCGGATCTGCACGTCAGAACGTGGACCCGTAACTGGAAACCGTTTCTGGAGGGGCTTGTCGACGTCTGCTACAGAGAAGAACAAAAAGCAGACTCGGCGTTTCAGGACGCAACGAGCTTTCGTGATGATGTGAACAAAATTTAGCATATTAGCCACATTAAGCTTGATTTTGTCCGAACTTGTCGTGTATGCTTCAAATCGTAGGTTATTGCGCCTGCACGAAATCAAACCCGCCTCCGAGCGGGTTTTTTTATGCCTAAATTTGGTCGCCGCGAATGAATACATTCATCATTTGTGCATCCGGCCCGTCTCTTAATAAATCAGATTGCGAACTGATATCCGGATCGGGGCTGCCGGTTATTGCTGTTAACTCCACCTGGCAAGCCGTGCCTGATTGTGAATACATTTACGCGGGTGATCTGCGCTGGTGGGATGCAAACATCGATGTTCTGCCGTCCTCCGCCTCTCGCTGGACCTGTAATTACCGGGCTCATAAACGCTATGGGCTAAATCTGTTTGATACAGATACCCGGTGGGCCTTCAACTCCGGGCAGCGCTCGATTCTCTTTGCTGCCAGCCTGGGGGCGAAAAACATCATCCTGTTAGGGTTTGACTGCTCCATTAATGGCGGTAGTCACTGGCATGGTGATCACGTCGGGCTGGATAATCCTACAGCAGAGAGTGTTACGCGATGGCGCGGGGAGTTTGCCAATACCGCCAGAGCGCTGGCCGGTAAGGTGAATATCATCAACAGTAGCCGCCAGACTGCGCTTAAGTGCTTCCGGCGTCTCGGCCTCAATGAGGCTTTACGCGAGGTAGCATGTTAAACGTTCCTCTATTCATTGAAGGCATGCTGGGCATGGGTGACAACATCTACCAGCGCGCTTTCGTTAAGCAGTTGCCCGCCGGTACTTATATCCGGACCGCCTGGCCCGAACTGTATGAAGATTTGCCCGTTCTGCCCGTTCGCAGTTTTACAACGCTCCGCACGCAGCGAAAAAACGAGTACCGGACGCAGGCCGCTTTTCACCTGCCGCCAGATATGCGCCAGACAAAACGGATTTTCTACGGTCCGGATCATCTACGGCGCGGTTCAATATTTGACGCGATGCGCCAGCAGTTTGGCACCGAGCCGTCAGAACTCGACTTGCCCTCTTACGGACCCGCTGAATTTACGTCTGAAAAGCCGATCGCGGTAATTCGTCCGGCAACTGTTCGCAGCGAATGGCGCAGTGACTCCCGTGATCCTGATCCGGATTACCTGCTGCAGGCATCCCGGCTACTGAGAAAGCATTTCTGCGTAATCAGCGTGGCTGACCTGCAGGAGGGGGAGGAGTGGGCCGTCGGTGAACTTCCCGAAGCAGATCTGCGCATGCACTCCGGCCAGCTCAACTTCAAATCGCTGATGCGCCTGATTGAGCATGCCGCCGTGGTGGTTACGCCGGTGGGCTGGGCGCTTCCTGCTGCTATTGCCTATAAAACGCCGGTGTACGTTGTCGCTGGTGGGCGAGGTGGTCACAACGCCCCGGAAATCGTAACCGATCCGGCGATGGACCTCTCCCGGGTTGGCTGGGCAATTCCCGACAATTACTGCCGCTGTGAAGCATGGGATCACCACTGCGACAAGCGGATTTCAAATTTCTCCGATAAATTCGAGGCCTGGCTCCATGAAGTCGTTTTATCAGGAACTGGAAAGCGGGCTGGTATTTTTACCGGAGCTGGGGATCGGACGTTATCCCGTTCCGGCATCACGCCCGTATGACGAGCTGTATTTCGCGAAGTATCAGCAGCTGGCCGACACCGAAACTGGCAGAGCTTTAACGCAATCCCGTATTGAGCTGGTGGAGCGCCATTTTCACGGCCCTGTTCTCGACGTTGGTATAGGTGCCGGTCAGTTCGTCTCAACCCGACCGGGAACGCTTGGGTATGACGTTAATCCGGCTGGTATTGCCTGGCTGAACGAGCGGGGCGCATTCGCAGATCTCTACGCCAATAAGTGGCGAGCACTGACGATGTGGGATGTACTTGAACACATCGACGAGCCGGAGCTGGCGGTACAGCAGGCCAGTGAATACGTGTTCGTGTCGATCCCGATTTTCACTGATGCCGGAGACATTCTCCGCTCCCATCATTTCAGAAAGAACGAGCACATCTGGTATTTCACTGATGAAGGTATCAGGCGCTGGTTTGCAGAGCAGGGCTTCGAATGCGTGGAACACAACAATATCGAGTGTGAGCTCGGGCGCAAAGATGTTGGTACTTACGCTTTCAGGCGTACTTGAGTTAACCCTCATTTTGCCCGCTTCGGCGGGTTTCTTTTTCAGGCTACGGGAATCATCCTCGACGTGCTTTGTGTTAAATCCAGCCCGATAGCCTGAACCCTACACACGGAAATCATATGTCTGATCCATTAACTGTAGCTGGTGGGTTTGCTGCCGGGACTGTGGGGGTGACGCTTGCTACCCTTTTCCCCGAAGCCACTCCCGGCGTAATGCTTTTCTCTCTCGGAGGTGCTGCGCTCTATGTATTGACGTCTGAGCCGCACCAGATATGGAAACAGGCGGTATTCGCGATTATTTCGTTTCTTGGTGGCGTCTCGTTCGCGGTGCCTATGGCGACAATTATGGCTGGTGTTATTAACTCAGCACTTAGTTTGCTGACGCCTCCAGTGACCATCGAAGTATCACCAAATATCGGCGCGCTGGTGGCCGCATCCATTTCGGTCGCTATCCTTCTTCGCATTTTGTCCAAATCCAAAAACGGGAGCCTTCCCGGACTGGATGGGGGTGATGAATGATATGGGATTCGCTGATTCTTCACGCAAATGCGGTGGTTTGCCTGCTGATAATGTTCCGTCTGATGTTCTTCAACAAGACGGGAAAATCATACCGGCGCGGCGTCTCATTGTTTGCGTATCTGATAATTCTGTCCGCCGGGTATACCGCATTCCGGATCATCCACGGCGATTACATGCAGGTTGACCCTGGTGAATTCATGCTGAATGCGACGGTTTGCGTTGCGGTATGGCTGGCCGGAGGGAACCTGGCAAAATTTGTGAGGGCATCGTAATGCATACCAGTGATAAAGGGATTTCCCTGATTAAAGAGTTTGAAGGATGCAAACTTGCCGCTTACCAGGACAGCGTAGGCGTCTGGACGATTGGTTATGGATGGACCCAGCCTGTCGATGGAAAGCCAATTCGCGCCGGGATGCTCATTAAACAGGAGACTGCAGAGCGCCTTCTGAAAACAGGTTTGGTCAGCTACGAAAATGACGTCTCGCGCCTGGTCAAAGTTGGACTGACTCAGGGCCAGTTCGATGCGCTGGTGTCGTTCACGTATAATCTTGGTGCTCGCTCCCTGTCGACATCGACCCTCCTGCGCAAACTCAACGCCGGTGATTACGCTGGCGCTGCCGACGAGTTCCTGCGCTGGAATAAAGCCGGTGGCAAAGTTCTGACTGGACTGACCCGTCGGCGTGAGGCGGAGCGTGCTCTGTTCCTGTCGTGATTACCCTTGCTGATATTAAAGCCTCATGGCGTCTGATACTGCTGGTGGCCGTCATTGCGGTAGTCGCCGTGCTGTGTGTCATGCTGGCAAACAGCCGCTCTGACGTTGCTACGCTGAAGAGTGATAATGACGTTCTGCGCAGTGACAACAACCTGCAGGGGACGGTTATCGCTGCTCAGGCTTTCAACTTCAACCGGTTTAACCAGGTGGCCGAAAACGCCAGCCGACTAAATTCACTGATTGATGCCAGCTCCGATAAAACGGTTATTGAATATCGGGAGATCCTCCGCCGTGAAAAAACCTGTGATCTGCCTGTTCCTGCTGATGTCGCTGGTGGGCTGCTCAGCTACGCGAAAAGTTTACGTGCCAGCGCAATGCACACCAATTCCGGGAACGCTGACGCAGCCGGTGATAGCGCCACTACCCCCAGCACGCTGACGTATTGCCAGGCTGTTCTCTGGATCAAGCCTCTGCTGGCAGCTATCGAAAAAGCGAATAACCAGCTGGCTGGAATACGTCAAATCGAGGATGAAAGGAAATAAAAATGAGTCAATTTCGCCGCCAGTCAATGCTGGCGACGATTTTATTAAAAACAAGAGGGAAGGTGGTTACTGCTCTTTTTTACCTAAAAGGTGAACTAACTTTGATTTCATTTTGTTGAAGCGCTTTTCATCTTGGTCTAGGTCTTCATCAAAAATCAAACTTTCTTCAATGGTGTTACCCATTAAGCCAGGCGTTTTACCAATAGCCTCGTTTACGACAGAAGAGATAGTTACCACTGCAATTCGCAAAGCTTGAATTTCTAACTTCAATTGTTCATTTTCTGTTTCAAGTTCATTAACTCTACTTTCGAGTTCAGACATCATGATCACCTCAGTTGATAAAAGCATAATGTATCATGAACTTCTTCATATGATGAGGGTGCAACGGCAAAGCTTGATTGGGAGTGCAGAAGGATAGCTTCCGAGACCGTTTATTAGCAGCATTATCAAATCCATTCGGCGAGTGGCTTTGATAATGTTTTTTTTAGTGAGGATTGTTCAGTATGGCTTCGATAAAAGAATCCACTGATGCCAATGGACAATCAAAATATTACGTCCACTGGAAGGATGAAAAATCCGGTCATGGACGCCGCCGCATCTTTAAGAATATTGATGATGCCGCACATCTTTTCTGGCAAAAACAGAATATCGAGCTGGATTGTCGAACTGCCAGCTGGGCCGGAATAGACCATTCCTGGACTTTCCGAAAGTTAATTCTGTTTTATCTGGGGTATCAGGCCGGCAAGCTGGAAAAAAATATCATACGCCTGTCGTCATATACGAAATGCCGTCACGATCTTCTCGCTGTAGACGGGCCGATACTGGAAAAAAATATTCTCCATATCAGCCATCGTGATATCGGTGATTCGGTTCGCACCGGCTGCCATCGCTGGATTCGTTCGGCTTTCTTCCTGCTGGTGGAAAAACGGCTCATCACTTTTAACCCTGTTGACCGTCCCGCGCGCCGGAAGCGTCGACCCATCACCATACCGCCATCATCATCGGTCAGGGAGCTACTGAATAACGCGCCAGTTCGTGAGCGTATCGCGTGCTGGCTCGGGATTTGTGGCCTGCGAATCGGTGAGGCTCTGGCGGTTACGTATAACGACGTGTCAGCCGACTGGATCGACATCCGGGGGCATGTTGTTGACGGCGTTATACATGAGGGGCTGAAAAGAGGAGTGGAGCGCCGGGTACGGATGCCGCGTGAGCTTTTCGCGTTGCTGGATAAAAGTAAACTCGGTACCTCTGAGCCTCTTATCTGCAACCAGTTTACCGGCGCATGTCTCGCTACCAGCTACGGCACTCAGGGCGTTCTCGTCAGAACCCTGAACGACTATGGCATTAAGCGATTCCATCATCTTCGCCACTTTGCTGTATCTCGCCTGGCAAACAAAGGCGTCGATATCCTGAAGGTTTCCCGACTTATTGGGCATTCGAACATCAAAACCACAATGGACGTCTACGGTCACCTGTTCGGTGAAGTGGTGGAGATGGATTTGGACTGAGTTATCCACATAGTGGAAATATTAGGGCGATCCACTATCTCCCCATTCTGCGCGGCCTCTGGGCATAAAATCGCAGTTTTCCAGAAAAAAAGGATATGCCGCATTTTTACCCCCTTTGATATGCCGCACTTGGCACCAGAGGGGACGCGGCCTGCGCGCCAGAATTTACCGCGTGATACGCCGCACCCGGATCGGAGAAAATGGAATTTGAACAAAAAATAATCACATTGACTTAGGCGGAAGTATGGCTCCTAAAAAAAGCTTCAGAAAAGCCTACGTCGGTATCGTTATGGACATGGCATTAGCCCGTAGCAAAATCAGCAATCGGATGGTTGCTCAGCGCTTAGGTGTGGACGAGACGACGATCCGTCGCTGGCGTAAAGAGAATATCGAGTTTGAGCGTGCTTTCACTGAGGCTCGCGAAGCTCTCAGAGAGAAAATAAACCGCGTCGCCGGTAAGAGCCTGGACGTTCGTAAACGGAAGGTTGTCACCACATCGCCGGATGGTGTGAAAACCACGATTGAAGATGTGCTGCCCACGCACAACGATATTGCTGTTTTCTCGAAGGCGCTCGGTCTTGGTACCAGCGTGTATAGCGAGGAAGAACGCCAGCGTGATGTGCTTCGTGAAGTGATGAAACAGAAGGTCGCCGGAAAATATTCCGCGCTTCAGGCGGCGCAGCTGCTTGAGGCTGAGGGGATAAAGGTTCCTCAAACCCTGCTTATGGAGCTGGGAGCACCGAAAATCTTCGAACCGTTCACCAATATGGACGAGGCAGCCAAAGCCGACGCGGCGAATCTAACTCCGCACGAAGCCGCTGATCTCTACAAAAAATACATGGGGTGA